TGAAGACCGAATTGTAAAGTCAGAAATTACTTTACAAGTAAAAGCATACCTACTGCCAGAATTTGCTGGTGTTAGAAATAATACGAGAAAAACATTTTCAGTTGGTAAAATTATATGGAATGAAAGTTATGATTTATAATTCTATATTTATAGTATATTAAATAAATTTTATTATGGAAAAAACAGTTATATCACTTACCGAAGAAGAAGTAACCAAGGTAAATGTGTTGCAATCAGGCATCTTACAATCACTCGCTAGATTGGGTGAAATTGAAATAGAAAAACTCCAACTTGAGAGTATTTATAAATCTTTAAACGAAGAAACTGACCAACTTATAAGCCGTTACAACACTTTAAAAGAAAATGAAGGAAAACTCGCACAAGAATTAAAAGAAAAGTATGGTGAGGGTAGTGTAGATTTACAAAACAATACTTTCATCCCTAAACAATAATTATCGTGTTTCCCTAATTTTCTTGGTATTTATTAGTAAGGAAAATTCCAAAAATAGAACATTAGGAGAAAATAATGGCTGAAAGAATTGTTAGTCCAGGCGTCTTTACAAGAGAAAAGGACCTCTCGTTTTTACCACAGGGTATTGGTGAGATTGGTGGCGCTCTTATCGGACAAACTATCAAGGGTCCTGCTTTCGTTCCAACGAGGGTAGAATCATTTAACGAGTTTCAACAAAAGTTTGGTGGTTTAACCGAAGATTCATATCTTCCTTATACCGCACAATCTTATTTGCAGGATGCTCCAAACGCAACTATCGTTAGGGTATTGGGTGCAAGTGGATACACCGCAAAACCAATTGCTTTGATAATTTCATCATCGGCTGGTCAAAAGGTGGGTGCTGTATTACACCCAACTACTACATTAGGCACTGGTGATATGGATACCTCCGCTGTGAACGCAGCTGCAACCGCAGGTTCATCTTCATTCTTATTAACTTTAAGTGGTAGTGGAATCACAAGTGCAAGTGGTGTAAATGTAACATCAGCATCTATGAATCCAACTTCAGAAAACTACCTTACTAAAGTTTATGGATACGCTCCTAAATCTTCTAAAGATGCATACACATTCTTAAACTTTTCAACATTCCAATCAGCATCATTTGCTACCGGTCAAAATGTTGTAGTATCACTTCAACAAGTAGATGTTGACTACACCAAAGCATACGCTGAAGCAGCAACTCCTTACATTAAGTCACAAAAAGTTGGTGGTGTAGCTACAAACTTATTTAAAGTTCACACTCTTTCTCATGGTAATGCTACAAACTATGAGTTTAAGATTGGCATTCGTGATATTAAAGCGGCATCTGAAGTACCAGGTTCTGAATACGGAACATTCACTTTACAAGTTCGTAGAGTAGACACTGCAAAAATTCCTAATTCTATTTTTGGAACAAATGTTCAAGACGCAGACACAAGACCAAATATCGTAGAAGAGTTCACAGGTCTTAACCTTGACCCAAATTCTCCAAACTACATCGCAAGAGTAATTGGTGATAGATATGTTACTGTAGACGCAAATGGTAAATTAGAATTTGAGGGTGATTATCCTAATAATTCAGCTCACATTCGTGTTGAAATGGAAGCTGATGTAAAGAATGGTGCTATTGACTCATCATTGGTTCCTTTTGGATTCGCAGCATTAACATCACCACTTCATAGTTCATACAATTTACCAGACCCAACTTATGTGGTTTCTCAATCATTGGGTGGTGTGGTAAATACAAAAGTATTCCTTGGATATGACTACGATTTCACTTCAACGGATAACTTAAACTTTTTAACACCAACTCCAGACGCTAACACGGAAGTTGTTGGTACTGATTTTGACTTGGCTACTTGTCACTCAAATGGTTCTACAATTACATTAACATCTGATGTAGATGCTAAGAAATTTATGGTTCCATTCCAAGGTGGATTTGATGGTTGGGAACCAAACCGAGTAATTCTTACAGGAACTGATATTGTTGCTGGTAACACTCAAGGTTTGGATTGTTCATCTGCTACCGCTACTGGTACGGTTGCTTTGAGAAAAGCTATCAACGCAATTTCAAATCCTGATGAGTTTGATATCAATATGGTTGTCCTTCCAGGTATCCTTCATAGACTACACTCTTCAGTTACCACATTCGCTAAAGATATGTGTGAAGATAGACAAGATTGTTTCTTTGTAATGGATGCAGGCGCATATCAAGACTCAAACTCTACGGTTGTAAACGCATTAACTTCGTTTGACTCTAATTATGTTGCTACTTACCATCCTTGGGTTAAAATCCTTGATACTGACAAAAACAAGCCAGTATGGGTTCCACCAAGTGTTGTTCTTCCTGGCGTGATTGCTTTCAATGACCAAGTTGCAGCAGAATGGTTCGCTCCCGCAGGTTTAAATCGTGGTGGTTTAACTGATGTTATTGAAGTTAAAACTCGTTTGACTCACGCTGAAAGAGATACACTTTACGAAGGTCGTGTAAACCCAATCGCTACATTCCCTGGCCAAGGTGCTACGGTATTTGGTCAAAAAACCTTACAAGCTAGACCATCCGCATTGGATAGAATCAATGTAAGAAGATTGTTAATTGCTGTGAAAAAATACATCGCATCTTCTACAAGATACTTGGTATTTGAACAAAACACGGCTGCTACAAGAAACCGATTCTTGTCAATCGCAAATCCATACTTGGAATCAATCCAACAAAGAAATGGTTTATACGCATTCCGTGTAGTGATGGATGAGACTAATAACACACCAGACGTAATTGATAGAAATGTTTTAGTGGGTGAGATTTTCTTACAACCTACCAAAACTGCTGAATTTATTGTGTTGGATTTCAACATTCTTCCTACGGGCGCTACATTCCCTGGTGCATAATTTGAAGAATGATATACTTATAAGAAAGATTAGGAGAATTTAAATGGCAAATTTACTCACACCGCAGGAGATAATGTTTACAAATTTTGAACCAAAAATGTCAAACAGGTTCATTATGTACATTGAAGGAATTCCAGCATATCTCATCAAAGCGGCTAACCGACCTGAAATAGCTAATGGTAAAGTGGTTATTGACCACATTAATACTCGTAGATATGTGAAGGGTCGTTCAGAATGGCAAGATTTAAGCATCAGTTTGTATGATGCGGTGGTTCCATCTGCCGCTCAAGCTGTGATGGAGTGGGTTCGCTTACACCATGAATCGGTTACTGGCCGTAATGGTTATTCGGATTTCTACAAAAAAGATATCACATTTAACTCGTTAGGACCCGTTGGTGATAAAGTTGAAGAATGGACATTGAAAGGCGCATACATTCAAAATGCAAAGTTTTCTGATATGGATTACACAGGTGAAGATTTGGCTACTGTAGATTTAACATTGACTTACGATTACGCTATCTTACAATACTAATTTAGAATTAAAAAATAATAAACCCCACTTCGGTGGGGTTTTTTTGTTTTAAAAAGTTTTAATTCTATATTTATATGTAGTTTAACATAAACGGAGATTAAAATGATTAATATCATTAGAAATAGAGACACCAAAATCGTATACGCTGTTGTAGGTGGTGGTAATGTAGTAATTACTGAAACAGAAACTACTTACGATGGTGATGTTTTTACAATTGATTCTGAATTCCCATATACTTGGGGAAACGGATACGAATGTGTTCAAGCCGAAGTTGAAACACCGGAAGAATGGCATGGTTCAAAATACGCTTTTGATAATGGAACTTGGACATTAGTATAATAAAATAAAATAAGTTATGACTCAAAATTTAAACGATGACTACTCAAACGAAAATGTAGTTGACCAATTACGAAAAGAACACGAAATTACGGAACTGAAAAATTATCAGTTTCCAACCGAAGTTATTGAACTACCCTCAAGGGGGCTTATATATCCATCTGATAACCCACTTTCAAGTGGTAAGGTTGAAATGAAGTATATGACTGCAAAACAAGAAGATATTCTTACAACGCAGTCATATATCAAAGATGGGTCAGTTCTTGACCGATTGTTTCAGTCACTTATTGTATCTAATGGTAATGGTCAACCAATCAAGTACGTTGATTTGGTAACAGGTGATAAAAACGCTATTATGATTGCTGCCCGTGTGTTGGGATATGGTAAAGATTACGAAGTAGAAGTAACTGACCCATTTACAGGTAAAAAGCAAAAAGAAACAATTGACCTTACTCAATTTGATAACAAACCATATGATGGTTCTGCTCAAGTAGCACCCCATACCAATGAGTTTGAATTTACATTACCTCGTTC